TTTGTTTTACAGTTTAAAGGTACTACTATATCTAGTAAATCTATACCTACTATAACCAAGAACGACCCGTATATTTGTTGTTCTTGTTGTTTTGATACTGAAGTGATTTCACCCGAAGCAATACCTAATGCTTCATCAGGTGTCATGCCGGCTGACAACAATGCTAATGTTAATGACTGAGTTAGTGCATTATTTTTGTATATAGATTGCAACAACGTAGACGGCAAGCCAAATTTGTTTAATTTACTTAAGTCTATTACTTTACCTAAGGTAATACAATCTCTACCAAATTCAGGTGTTGCTAAGTTAACACCAGTAACATCACAACTAGTATAGTCGTTCATGTTACTATACGTGCCTTTTAAAAATGTAATGCTTCTTCCTGCAATTCGAATAAAAGGATTACTAGATTCAATAAATGACTGTGCGTTCATAAAAGAACTTACAAAGTCTTTGTATTGCACACTTGAGTTATTGGGTATACCATTCCAATTGTATTCATTCCAAGCTTGCAACGCATAATTTCTAATAAATCCCCATTGAGTTATTGAGCCATTGGGGTTTGTTAAATCATATGGTAACCAACTAGCCTCTTGACCTTGACCCTCATCATTATTAGGTGTGTCGGGATTTACATCATTGCCGTAACCTGTTGTAGCAGGAGTGCCATAAGTTGTCCATAACCCACTAGGATCAGTTGCAGAATATGTAGGTGGTTTACTGTTACCTAATGCAGGACATACATTAGCACCTATGCTTATTAAAGTATCGTACACCGATGTTCCTGCAGGAGTAGTAGTTACTTGTCCTCTTGTGTATGCATCATTGATTGCATATGTTAATAGATTAAGACAAGTATCTTCAACAACAGAACCAACTGCGTATTCTGTATTGATTCTACTCGCACCCATGTAGGATGCTGCCACTGGATTTATTTGAAAACCAGTGTTGTTAAGTAGTGATCCAATTGCATTTACGCCTAAGGGAGATTGTTTAGGTGTTGTCATGGGCAGAATATGTCAGAGCTTCCTTGTGCGATACTATGCCCGCAGGTATTACCTGATCCAACTCTTAATACAGACTCACCCTCAGCAAATACTGTAGGGCTACCCTGAGTTGTCTTAGCAGCATTATGGGGTGGGTGGGGTCTACCAAAAGGAGCATGCGGTGTAATTTGACTCACATGTAGTCCTACAGGAATTCCATTGGCAAATACAGTGCCGGAACCACGCATGATTGCGCCGCCTGCGTTGTTTTGATCACCTTGTCTGCTAAGTTGTGGCATATTATCCTAATACAATTTTCTTGTCCGGTACCTTAATACCGGTAGTTGCTTCTAAATATTTCATTTTGATACTGTCATCAGTATCAGCATAGATAGCAATGCTACTAGTATTTAGTCTAAAAATACCCTTCGGTTCTGCTGTAAATACGCTAGGAATCATCTGCATACCCTGCTGTGTAGGTGCAATAGAAACAGGTTCTTCTAATTCAATAAAGTCACCTCCTGCTTGCTTTACCTTAGCGATAAGTTCTTCTCCTGAGTTGAGTTTAAACGTGTATACTGAGTTTGGTTGTAGTGCTATTTGCATTATTTGCTTTCTGTTAATTTTTGTTTAAGTTCTGTGAATCCGCCAATCAATTGACCGTCCAAAAAGATTTGAGGAACTGTTCGTGCAGTTGGTACTGCTTCTAGTAATTCTTCTTTAGTGTATCCGTCGCCGATTTTCTTTTCTTCGAACTCAATACCTTTTTGTTTTAATAACGCCTTTGCTTGATCGCAATAAGGGCAATGATACTTAGACCATATAACTGCTTTCATAATAATTTCCTTTTAAATATTTGGTAAGTCATCATAGATAACGGAGTCACTCATAATCCCAATAACATAATTTGTTGATTCGTTTTCTTGCAATGCTGTTTGTTTTTTGCTTGTGTCAGAATGTTTGTTGAACCACGGAATAGGTGTGCTCTTCGGTGAAGGATTCCAATACTTAATACCTATTTCTTTTAATGCGCCGAATGCGGTATAGTCAACAAAATCTCTTAGGATGTTTGCGTTTAATCCAATGACAGGACCAAACTTGAATAGATACTCAGCCCATTCTTTTTCTTCACGTATAACGTCAATGTAAATTTGATTTACTTCTGCCTTGCATTCTTCTGCTATTTTAGCAAAACGTTGATCTTCTTTGACTACTTGATTAATCAAGAAAGCTGTCCAACCCTTGTGCAATAACTCGTCTTGTAGAATCAAGCTGATGATATTGCCGTTGCCAATGAAGATTTTATTCTCTACCATAGCAAGTGACGTAGCAAAGCTAACCATAAAGCGGAATGCTTCTAGTGCATAACTTGCATGTAGTGCTAACCAAATTGCTTTGATGTGTTCACCTTCTTTAACTTCGTTGCCAATTTCTTTTAAGCAGTTAATTTTGTGAAGTGCATCGTAATACTTGCCGATACTACTAGCCATACCTATAATTTCTTGTGTATCATGTATAGTATTGAATACATCTTTAGGCACGTTGTAGATGTTACGAATGATGTGCGAGTATGACTTACTGTGAATGTTTGTTTCGAAAAATCCCCAGTTATACATCAGTGCTTCGACTTCCGGCAATGAACAAACAGGAGTGAATACCTGCGTTGGTCCTCTACCTTGCAAACTATCAAGTGCTGTTTGACGCAAAAGATTGCTAGTGAAAATATGCTTTACTGCATCACTAGCTTCCTTAAAATCATTTGAGTCTTTGGTTAGACTTACTTCTTCTGGTTGCCAAAAGAATCCACGGGCAGTTGCATCATAATCTGCAATCTTTTTATATTTCACTTCTTCAAAACGTTGAATAGTTACTGGTCCTGCTGGATCTAGGAACATTTTACGTGATAGATAATCTGTTTTTGTATTTAGGTTGTATTGTTGTTTACTCATGTTTGTAGTTGTTATAATAAATTTTTCTAGGCTCTTTAATAGTTACATCAAAAAATCCTGTATTGTCCCATTTGCCTGTTTTGATTTTTTTAAAAACCATATTGGCAAAAAACAAATTGAACTCAGGCACTAAGTGCCCGCATAACTTGTCCGTTTCTTGAGCCGAGAAATTGTTAACTTCTATGCCCATAACTTCTAGTTGTCTAACCCAAAGAGAGTGCATAAAATGAATATCTTTGTCTAGTTTATGTTTTTTAAAACGTTCCGGTGTGAATGAATCTGAAAAACAAGGATAGAGAATTGTTTTGCTACATTCTTCTATTTTACTGATCATTAAATCTGACATATCAATGAAGTATTGATCTTCTTTTTTCGTTGCGTCAAACCAACCAATCACATTATTTAATTTAACACGGTCGCTATCTGTAAGGATGTTATCTAACGTTTCAATAGACCCTTGTACTTGTTCTTTACATGTAAATGCTTGTGTGTTGCCAGGAACAGATAGTTCAACTATATGAGGGAATCTTTGTGGTCCGCTGATCAATACAACATTTAAATCATTTTCGTAACTAGTATCTAAAAATTTTCTATATGTGTAGTATACTGAAGAAGCACCTTTGCCATGATGGTTGATTGCTACTTCTGTATTTGCATCTTTAGATAGCATATCTGCTAGTGCATTATACCAATTTGTGGGTGTGTGAAAATCTCCATGTGGTGCAGTATAACTATCACCATATATACCTATCTTCATAACTTACAGCTTTCACAATCTTCCATATCATCAAAGTCAATATCTTCTAAAGGACCAGCCGGCTCCTCTTCTGCTTTACTACCGGCTTTGTTAATTAAACTGTAATAGAATGTTTTGATACCCCATACATGTGATTGCATCAAGTTTTTAGCAATTAACGTAGTTGGCACTTTTCTATCTACAAAGTGTGCTGGATTATAAAACGTGTTTGTAGATATTGATTGATCTACATATGCCTGAATAACAGCGGATGTTTTTAAATATGCTTCGCAGTCTTTTTGTTCCCACATTAGTTGATACTTGTTCTTCAACTTATGATACTCAGGAACAACTTGAACGAATGATCCTGCCTTTGATTCTTTGACACTGATTAAACTCATTGGCATTTCAATACCGTTTGTTGAGTTGATAACAACGCTACTAGACTCAACTGGTGCGACAGCCATTTGTGTAGCATTGCGTACTCCGCATGAGCGCATCATAGCACGTAGTCCTTCCCAGTTCAATTCAGGAGTAAAGTTTGCAAGTTCATTGACTCCATTTGCTCTGCGTTCCCAAGGGAAGATACCTTGACCATATAGTGTCTTATCAGAGTCTAAACAGCGGCCGCGTTCTTTTGCAAGTTCAACACTTGACTCAGTTAGATAGTATGCTTGATGTTCCATCCAAGTTTTAACTTCTTGTAAAGAATCTTTTTCGCCATACTTGAGGCTACGCTTGGCATGCCAATATGCTAAGTTAGTAATACCAATGCCTAAAGGGCGAATCTCATCGTTAGACAACTTAGATTGAATGCTCAAGAAATCTTGATAATCGAGAATATTGTTAAGACTGCGGTGAAGAATACGGCAAGCCCTACGCATGTCTTCTGGGTTACGGAAAGCTCCCCAGTTGATGCTACCAAGTGTACATAAAGCGATACGACCATCGGGATCATCAAGACGTTTAAAAGACTTAGTAGGTAATAGGATTTCACAGCAAAGGTTACTCTGGTAGATTGTATGGTACTCTGGATCGAACGGACCTTGATTCATCACGTTGTCAATGAAGACAAGATA